GTGCTTTGGAATTTAGGAAATTCTTTTATATAAAAATATGCAAAAAATAACTATACTAGATAATTTTTTAACAGATAAACAATGTGATAGTTTAATTAACTTTTACAATTCTAAACCTCAGCCATCAAAATATCTTACAACACATCCTCTAAATCTATCTATTAATGATCATAAAACATTAACTAAAAAAATAAATAAAATAGGTATTGATATAAATAAGTCTATCATTGATTGGTTTCAAATAGTTAAGTGGCCTTTTCCAAACGTGGGTATGGATATGCATATAGATGATGCTTCTATTAAAACTACTTTAAGCGCTGTAATATATTTAAATGATAATTATCTAGGTGGTTATACTCATTTTAATTGCAGGACTCATATAGCTCCAGTTAAAGGTAGAGCAATTTTTTTTGATGGAAAAAAATATAAACATGGGGTTTCTATTATTGATAAAGGAGAAAGATACACAGTAGCAGCATGGTTAAAAAATGAAAAAAAATAAATTAAAAATAAAAAAGAATTTTTTAAGAAAAGATTTATATCTTGCTATGAAAAGTATGATTACTGATAGTAATTTTAGTTGGTATCTACAACATGGTATTACTTATAAATATAATAAAGATATTTTTTTTACTCATAATTTTTTTACTGAATATGGTATTAATAGCTCTTACTATGAAGATATAGTAATTCCTTTTGTTGAAAAATTAAAAATAAAAAAATTATTAAGAGCAAAATTAAATCTTTATACAAAAACAAATAAAGAAATTATACATGGTTTTCATACAGATAGAGAAGATGATCACATGGTTGCTTTGTTTTATTTTAACAAAAACAATGGACATACTTTATTTAGAAAAGATAAAGTAAAACCAGAAGATAACAAAATTGTAATGTTTGATGGTTCGTTAGAACACACTAGTACGAGTTGTACAGATGAAGATTATAGAATAACTTTAAATATAAATTATGTCTAAAAATATATTACCTAACGAAACAGCATATATAAAAAGTAAATTAAATAAAGAAGCTATGGATAAATTAAAATCTTATATAAAAAATAAAAAAAGCACCTATAACTATAGATTAGCTGGAAATATATCCAATTCTTGTTTATTAGAAGATAAAGATAATTGGTTTTTTAATAATGTTTTATTAAAATTAATGAGTGAATATGACGGAAAAGATATATCAGCAATTGTACCCTCTGTTTTAACAAAAAATTGTGCGTTTGTTTTAGATAATTTTTGGGTTAATTTTCAAAATAAATATGAATTTAATCCACTTCATCATCATGATGGTGTTTTTTCTTTTGTAGTATGGATGGAAATTCCATCTAGTTATAAAAAAGAAAAACAATTAAAATTTGCAAAAGACTCTAATTCACCAAACCCAAATACTTTTGAATTTGTTTATACAAATATATTTGGTAGAATACGTGTAGAAAAATTTAATTTAGAACCAAAAGATAAAGGAACCATTTTATTGTTTCCTTCATATTTATCACATCAAGTCTATCCTTTTTATTTATCAAATAAAAAACGAATAAGTATTTCTGGAAACATAAAATTAGACCCAACAAAACATGTATAAAGATTTTTTAATTGTAGACAATTGGTATAATCAAAAAGAACTAGATTCTATTTATAAAGAACTAGATTTTTTATCTTTAGAAATGTCTAGTTCTGAACAAGTCAAAGGACCTGCCTTAGATGAAAATAATAAACCTAAATTAAAAGGTTTTAGAATATATCCTTACGATATCTATTCAGAAAAAGGTATTGAATATTCACCTATTTTAAAATCAGTTAATAAATTTAAAGACAAAGACTTTCACAAAAAAGTAGAAAAAACATTTAAAGATACAGGCACAGCTTTGTTTGAACAATTTACGGGAACAAATTATTCTCAGACATTAATTAATTATTTTGAAAATGATAATTATTATAAAGAACATTATGATGGTTTTCAATTTACAGCATTAATTTTTATTTTTAAAGAACCTAAATCTTTTACAGGAGGTGATTTTTATTTTACAAGAATAAATAAAAAAATAGAATGTAAAAATAATAGATTGGTTTTATTTCCATCTTTTTATTATCATGGAACAAATGAAATTAAATCTAAATTAAATAAAAAAAATCACGGTAGGTATTCAATAGCTACTTTTTTTTCAACGAGGACGTAAGCATGTTTAATATTTTTAGTTCTTATTTATCAGTAGATACTTTTAAATTTGATGTAAAAAAATATAAAAAAGAAATCCTAGACTTTAAATCTATAAATAATACTGTTATTAAAAGTAATTATGGAGGATGGCAAAGCGATAGTTTTAAAACAGTGCCTAAAAATTTTTTAGGTCTATTTAAAAAAATTAATTCTAATGTTAAAAAAATAGAAAAAAAGTTATCTCTTTCAAAAAAATTAAAATTAAGTAATTTATGGTATAATGTTAATGGTTTAAGTTCATTTAATAGACCACATGACCACAAAGGATCTGTTATATCGGGAGTATATTATATTTCAATTCCTAAAAATTCAGGATCTATAGTTTTTTTAGGTAGAGATATTGATACATTTTACACTTCAGTGGATTCATATAATCATTATAATTCATCAATTTGGAAAATAGAACCAGAGGAAAATATATGTATTTTATTTCCCTCTTATTTAAAACATTATGTTGAACCTAATTTAAATAAAAAAGAAAGAGTAAGTATAAGTTTTAATTATGTCTTTTAAAAAAAATAAATACATAGTAATTAGAAAAGCAATATCAAAAGATTTAGCAATTTTTGTCGCTAATTATTTTAATATGAAAAAACAAGTCTTTGATACTTTTAAAAAGTATAGATATATTTCTCCTTTTGAAAATTCTTTTGGATACTATGAAAATGAAAATGAACAAATACCAAATACATATTCACATTACTCTGACATAGCTATGGAAACTCTTATGTTAAAATGTCAACCAAAAATGGAAGAAGTCACTGGATTAAAATTATATCCAGCTTACACTTATGCTAGAATTTATAAAAAAGGTGATCAACTCACAAGACACAAAGATAGATTTAGTTGTGAGATATCTACTACTATGAATCTTGGTGGCGACCCTTGGTCTATCTATTTAGAGCCATCTGGTAAAGAAGGTAAGAAAGGTATTAAAGTAGATTTAAAACCAGGAGATATGTTAGTTTATTCTGGTTGTGATTTAGAACATTGGAGAGAAAAATTTAAAGGTGAAGAATGTGTACAAGTATTCTTACACTATAATAATATTAAAACACCGGGAGCTAAAAAAAATATGTTTGATAAACGCTTACATTTAGGTTTACCCAGTTGGTTTAAAATAAATGAATGATTGGGTTATACATACAAAAATAGATATTACAGGTTGTAAAAAAACTTTAGATAATATAATAAAAAAAATATCTCCTTTATCAGTAGAACATAGAAGCACCAAAGGCATTAATTCAAAACAATATTTACTTGATAAATATCAAAATAAATTTTTAAAAATACAAGAGGATGTAAAAAAACAAATTAAAACACACATCAATATTAAAAATAATTTAAATTTAATAGCGGCATGGACTGTGTTAGGTTATGAAAATAGTTATCATTCTGTGCATAATCATAATGACCCTACCAATCACGTAGCCTCTGTTTTGTACTTAAAAGTACCTAAACCTAAAATAAATAAGGGAGGACAATTTTATTTTTTTATTAGGGATAAAAATTTAAATATTACGTATCATGAAATTAAACCAAAAGAAGGAAGTTTAATAATTATGCCCATACATATATTTCATGGTGCTTATCCTCAAGCAAAAGGTTTAAGACAAACTCTTAACATGGATTTTGAAATTGAAAAACTTTGTTAATTATTTAACTGATCCTGTATTAGCTACACCTGAACAACAAAAAAATGAAATATGGGATGTAGAAGGTAGACTTAAAAATGCTAATCAGTCTTTTAAATTTGACATAAGACCTTTAAGATCTGTAAATAACAGAGCAGAAAAAACAGGTTATTTTAAAACTAAATCAGATAAAATGGTTTTTGAAACTATTGACCAATGGGTTATATTTGATACGGAAGAGTTAAACGAATACGTTAAATCTACGAATAAAAAAGACTTTAATATAGAAGAATTACTAAATAATTTATCTTGGAATTTGATAATTGATAAAGTAGAGTAGTATTATGCTACAAAAATTAGGATTTTTACCAGGTTTTAACAAACAAGTTACATCTACAGGAGCTGAGTCACAGTGGACAGACGGGGAAAATGTACGTTTTAGATATGGTACACCTGAAAAAATAGGTGGGTGGTCTCAATTAGGCTCTGAAAAACTAACAGGTGTTGCAAGAGGTTTACATCATTTTGTTAATAAAAATTCAATTAAATATGCTGCTATTGGAACAAACAGGATTTTATATGTTTATTCTGGTGGTGTGTATTATGACATACATCCTCTAGTTAATCCATCAGGCACAGCTATTACAAATGCATTTAGCACGGTTAATGGATCACCTACTGTCACTATAAGTTTTGCTGGAGCACATGGTTTTATAGCAGGAGACATAATTTTATTTGGTGATACAACAACTTTTAGTGCTATTACTGATTCTAATTTTACAGCCACAGATTTTGCTGATAAAAAATTTATGGTGACTTCTGTAATAGACGCTCTCACAATTACAATTACAATGCCTAGTAACGAAACAGGAAGTGGAGCCAGTACTTCTGGAGGTATAACTTATTTTAGATATTATCACGTAGGACCCGCAGAACAAGCAGGTGCTTATGGTTGGGGTATATCTTTATGGGGTGGAAATGTTACTGGACCAATAACAACTACTTTAAATGGATCACTAAGTGCTAATGCATTTGGTACAGGTGGTTCAGGAACAAGTATCACACTGACAAGTACAGTAGGTTTTCCAACTACTGGAACAAACTTTATACAAGTTGGAACAGAAGAAATTTCTTATACAGGTGTATCAGGAAATGATTTAACTGGTATTACTAGAAATGTTAGAGGAACTACAAACGCATCTCATTCAAGCGGAGACACGGTAACAAACACATCTAGTTTTACAGGATGGGGTTCTGCTGCGGTTAATACCGATTCAGTATTAGATCCTGGTCTATGGTCTTTAGATAATTTAGGAAGTACCTTGATTGCTTTAATACATAATGGTGAATGCTTTCAATGGAATGGTGATTTAACTAATGCAACTGCAACTCGTGCAACTATTATCAGTGGTGCACCAACAGCGTCACGTGATATGTTAGTGTCCACACCAGATCGTCACTTAGTTTTCTTTGGAACAGAAACAACTATTGGTGATAAAAATACACAAGATGATATGTTTATCAGATTTTCTTCTCAAGAAGATATTACAGACTACACACCAACAGCTGAGAATAGTGCTGGTACACAAAGACTGGCCGCCGGATCACGGATCGTGGGTGCTAAACTTGGTAGAAATGCAATATATATTTGGAGTGACAATTCTTTATTTACTATGAGATTTGTTGGAACACCTTTTACGTTTGCGTTTGAACAAGTTGGTACTAACTGTGGATTAATAGGACAGAACGCAGCTGTCGAAGTTGATGGTGCTGCGTATTGGATGTCTGACAATGGTTTCTTTAGATACACCGGTAAACTAGAATCTATGGATTGTTTGGTTGAAGACTATGTTTATGAGGATTTAAATACTTTATCTAGTCAATTAGTTTATGCAGGTATTAATAATTTGTTTGGTGAGGTTACTTGGTTTTATCCAACAGCTACATCCAATAGTGTTAATAGAGCGGTTACTTATAGTTATCTAGATTCTACACCTAAACGACCTATATGGTTTACAAACGCTAGTGGTTTATTTGCTAGAACAACTTGGGTAGATTCTGCTGTGTTTGGTTTACCACACGCAACCCAATACGATGCAGATGATGATACTTCGTTTGATGTAATTGGAAACACAGAAGGTATTACCTACTACTATGAACATGAAACAGGAGTTAATCAAATAAGAGGAGGAGCTACAACAGCTATTCCAGCTAATATAACATCTGGTGATTATGACATCACACAAAAAGTTGTTAGAGG